CTTTCCTTTGAATATCAGTATCAGGTCGAACTGTTGATCACCGACTTTATCCAGGACTGCGATCTGATCGTAGTACCCATTCTGGCCTGGTTGCGTGAGCATCAGCCGGACATCATGGCGACGCCGGAAAAACAGCAGAGCGGCTTTAAATTCACCGCCGACATGCTCAACGATGGCGGTTATGACATCGCTGTGCATGTACAGCTTACCGAGCGCGTGATCGTTAAACAGATTGACGCCGGTCTGCATGTTGAGCATTTTCCTGAACCGCCGCTGCCGGAACCCGTAGAAAGGCCGCGCGAGCTTTACCTGCACGGCGAGTTAGTGAGTCAGTGGCATGAGTGAATTGTCAGCCTTTGATACCCGACTGGCGGGGCTGATTGCCGCGCTGTCACCACAAAGCCGGAAGGCGATGGCGACGACCATTGCAAAGCGTCTGCGCAAACATCACCAGCAGCGCATTAAGCAGCAGGTTACGCCGGAAGGTCAGCCGTTCACCCCGCGCCGATCGCAGCCTTTACGGACAAAGAAAGGCCGTATTAAGCGGGTGATGTTCGCCAAACTGCGCACAGCACAATACATGAAAGCCAAAGGCACCGCTGACGACGCCGTGGTGGAATTTGCCGGACAGGTGCAACGGATGGCGAAAGTGCATCAGTACGGCCTGCGGGATCGCCCGTCCGTCCGTGCAAAAGAAATGCAGTATCCGGCGCGCCCGCTGTTGGGGCTGGACGCGGAGGATATGAAAATTGTGGAAGATGAATTGCTAATACTTATTAGCTCAGACTTCACCTGACATATCTGGGGCACAGAGCCAAACCTAATCCGGCGTCGGCTCTGTGCCAAAACTGGAAGTTCCTTACATCATACTTCATTGATTTATCGAGAGCAGATCAGTTGTACCTCAACATGTCATCATATGGAGAATGGAGGCAAGCGAAATGAGTAAAGCAAATTCAGCATCATCTATTGCGGCAAGCTGCAGTAGAGCAAGCGCAATATGCGGTGTAGCCTTAGTCACGTGAAATTAATGATATCCGGCGTCACCTAAAAGCATTTTATAAGTCTTAAAATTTCAGTTGCGCTTTTAATGCCTCTACAAGCATTGAAAAAAGCAGGGATAGCGCTTCGCCATCAGCCCTCAACAGTAAGACCCGAAATGCGACCACTCGCGGTTCGTCGGCGCTTCCCTGACGCAGCGGTTATCAGCTCGCAATATGAAGGAAGTGCCGTTTAATGAACCTAAAATAGCAAATAAAGTCCCAATGGCATGGCGTTAGAGTTGTTTTTACTATAAAAAAGATTTAACCGCATGAATTTATTAGGCAACTCTTCGGGAAAAAGGTAAATTCTTTTCATTCCTATACGATGGTTTAAAGCGGGGAGTCAGGAATGTTCAAAAATGAAGCTGCACCAGAGCGTTTTTGCATAAACGATGTGAAGACCCGCAGTGATTCACTTGAGTTTATGAAGCGAGTCATTAAAGCCCTTCACATCGATGGCGTGGCGCTAAATATCGATCTTTCGAAAGTACAATTTGCCAGTGCCGGTGCCTCTGTGCTCCTTTTTGCTGTGCTGAATAGAGCTTATTTTATTCTTCAGGGTAGTATGAGGATCAGGATCAGCCTGCCCCGAAGGGAAGATAACCCAGGTGGGTATCGTTGTATTGTGTCAACCGGACTGGCCAAGGCTTTACTCGCAAACAACCTTGAGAAACTGGATGCGCTGGTCAGTCAAAAGCGTTACTTTCAGTCATCAGTGGAGCCCGAACTGGCGCTGGAAACCACCATGCAGATGCTGAAAGACAAAGCCCTACTGGATGATGAGCAGGAAACAATGCTCATGATGGGCATCAATGAGGCCATGCTGAACGTTCGTAATCATGCATATGAAGCCCCAAATGAACGGCAGGTTACCAAATTGATGGGCGGTAAACGCTGGTGGCAGTGCTCTTGGTTCGATCCGGATAACGACCGTGTTGTTTTCATTATCTGCGACCTTGGGATGGGTATTGCGGCATCTTATTCAGATGAAGTATATAACATCACGACCCAGTTCATTGCTGAACAAAACCAAGTTATTGCGGCTCTAACTTCAGGAAATTCCAGACACCGAACGCCTGGGCGCGGAAATGGGTCTGAAGACATAAAAAGACCGGTTAAGATGGGTAAGACAAAGTACGAAAAACTAATGGTTTTTACTAAAAACTGCCTTTATGTGCTAGATTCAAATTCTAAGGGCGGAATACCCACGGTTAGTACATTAAAACCGAGTATTCCTGGTACAATTATTCATTGGACCTTAACGCCAAACAGAGGTTGATATGTCATACATAAACGTCGCTCAAGACTTCTCCAAAACACCCTTTGGCAGAAATGAAGAGGATGGCCCGAACAACGGCACCCGATTCCGTGAAAAACTTATTTCTGAACTTAAGAAAAGCGAAGGTAGCAACGAACCTTTGATCATCGATTTCAGTGGAATCACGCTGGTATTAGGATCCTCGTTCATCGAAGAAGCCTTTGGCGGGCTAGTGCGTCTGGATAAAATTGAGAAGGGTACGCTACTCAAAAGGTTAAAAATCATCTCTAAGACGCCACTTTACGAGATTCAGATTAAAAAATTTATTTCTGAAGCAAAGCCTAATTAGTATTTAAATTGAGTCAATAAATGCAACTCTCTGATATACAACAAAATACATGGATTTTTAGTTTAGGTGCTTGGGTTCTTGTATTGATTGGCTGGCGGGTTGTTTACCGGAACGCTGTAAAGATGGCAACACGCTCTGAGAGCAAAGCCATTATCGATCATCTGGTCAAGCTGACTAACGAGGCTTCTGAAAATGCTGTCGATTACTGGTCCTCCTCCCCAGAGTCCGATGCTAGTGCGTCCCGTAATGTTTCACGCATTTTTACCATCAGTTTCGGCGCTAAGATGTCCCAGATCCAGAACTTTATGGGGATTCTGTCTCACCGTAATATCAAGATTGATTACCTCAAGCTCTCGGACATTCAGTCAAGCGCAACACTGCGTGCTGAGGGTCGTGACATTACCGATTCTGAAGTAAAGCTGGAGAAATGTCAGGAAATTGTCGATGATTGTATGGCGTTCATAGAGCATTTATATGTCTGCTTTGAGCTGACACATCCCCCCCACTCGGGAAACGTTCTAATTCAGTATTACCTCGATCACTTCGAGCCATATTGCTTCAACTGCAGACGGCCTTACCAGTAATCGCTGTACCTTGCCTTTCCTGGTCAGGCGACATCAGCGCCATTCTGTTAGCTAGAGACCTATTCCCCCAGCTATAGCACCAGACCATCCTTTATCTGGTGCAACACATTATCAGGTCTGGCTAGTATGAGCGATATCCCACTGAATTACTGAAATTGAACTGATCCCCGTTTCTTAACACACGGAAATGCTAGCAATACCCATGGCGACTCAATTGCAGACTTTCGCTGCTCGCTCAAAGCAACTTGTCAGATTTAATGATGTTCTACATATGAAATGTGTAAGCTCAAGTTTAAGCTAATACTCCTCTGCCAGTGTTCTCCACGTTGTGCCACCAGCCATCAACCCGCTTCGAATTGTATGCCGCCTGACAGGGCGGCATTCTTTTATTCATGAATACATCCATTCCGAAACACGACATTCCGCGCCTGCTGCGCAATCTGATCCGCATTGGCACCGTTGCCGAGGTGGATTTAGTTGCGGGCACCTGTCGCGTGAACACCGGCGGCAACGTCACCGACTGGCTGCACTGGTTGACCTCCCGCGCGGGGCGCTCACGTTCCTGGTGGGCACCGTCCGCCGGTGAACAGGTTCTGCTGTTCTGCCTGGGCGGCGAGCTGGACACCGCCTTTGTGATGCCCGGCGTTTTCTCTGATGAATTCCCCGCGCCGTCTGCCTCGGCGGATGCCGTACACATCACTTTCCCCGACGGCGCGATGATCGAGTACGAACCCAAAACCGGCGCGCTGCTGGCAACCGGCATTAAATCAGCCACGGTGAACGCTGCCGATAAGGTAGCTGTCACCGCCCCACTAATCACCTGCACGGCGAAAACGCGCATCACGCTCGACACGCCCGAGGTGGTCTGCACGAAAAAACTCACCACCGCCACCATTGAGATTAAAAAGGGCGGCACCATGACCGGCAACCTCACCCATTCAGGCGGCAGCATCACGTCAAACGGTGTGGTTGTGCATACCCATAAACACGGCGGCGTCCAGACGGGCGGCGGTCAAACGCAGGTGCCGTCATGAGTAACGCAAAATACATTGGGCTGGCTCGCGATACGGGGGGCAGTGTCGAAGACCTTGCGCACATCCAGCAGTCGGTCAGCGACATTCTGCGCACGCCCGTCGGTTCCCGCGTCATGCGCCGTGACTATGGTTCACTGCTGTCTGAACTGACTGACCGCCCGCAGAATGCCGCGCTGCGGCTGCAAATCATGGCGGCCTGTTACAGCGCGATCCTCAAGTGGGAGCCGCGCGTCAGCCTCACCGGCATCACCTTTGAAACGACGTTCGACGGGAAAGCGGTGGTTGAACTCACCGGCATCCGCAAAGACACGTCCGCCGCCATCTCCTTAACCCTTCCAGTGAGCTGAATTATGGCAACTATCGACCTGAGCCAGTTACCCGCCCCCGACGTGGTGGAGGTGCTGGATTACGAAATCCTGCTGGCAGAACGCAAAGCCACGCTGGTGTCGCTGTATCCCGAAGACCAGCAGGCCGCCATCGCCCGCACATTGACGCTGGAGTCTGAGCCGATTGTGAAGCTGCTGGAGGAGAACGCTTACCGCGAAGTGATCCTGCGTCAGCGGGTTAACGAGGCGGCGCAGGCCGTGATGCTGGCTTATGCCACCGGAACAGACCTGGACAATATCGCCGCCACGTTCAGTGTGGAACGCCTGACGATCACGCCTGCAGATACGGTCAGCGTGCCAGCCGTGGCGGCAGTCATGGAAAGCGATGCTGATTTGCGTATCCGTGCGCAGCAGGCGTTTGAAGGGCTGAGCGTAGCCGGTCCGGTTGGTTCCTATGAGTATCACGGGCGCTCGGCTGACGGGCGGGTGGCGGATATTTCGGTGGTAAGTCCCTCGCCTGCCTGCGTGACGATTTCCGTGCTGGCACAGACCGGCAACGGCACCGCACCCGCCGACCTGCTGGCGAAAGTACAGGTCGCGCTCAATGACGAGAACGTGCGCCCCGTGGCTGACCGCGTGACTGTCCAGTCTGCCACCGTGGTCAGTTACACCATTGACGCCGTGCTGTATTTGTTCCCTGGTCCGGAAGCCGAACCCATTCGCGAGGCCGCCGAAGCCAAGCTTATCGCCTACACCACCGCGCAGCACCGTTTAGGCCGCGACATCCGGCTGTCCGCCATTTATGCCGCGCTGCACGTTGAAGGCGTGCAACGGGTGGAGCTGAAAAGCCCCGCCGCTGACATCGAGCTGGATAAAACGCAGGCGTCATTCTGCACCGCGTACACCCTGAAAGTGGGCGGTTACGATGAGTGATCGCCTGCTGCCCGTCGGTTCCTCTGCGCTGGAAGTCGCCGCCGCCGATGCCTGCGCGGAGCTTGAAAACGTGCCGGTGCCGCTGCGGCAGCTTTGGGATCCGCTGACCTGTCCGGCAAAGTTTTTGCCGTACCTGGCGTGGGCGCTGTCAGTTGACCGCTGGGATGAAAACTGGCCTGTCGCCACAAAGCGCCGCGTGATTCAGTCGGCCTGGTTCATTCACTGCCACAAGGGAACCATTGGTGCCATCCGGCGCGTGGTGGAGCCGCTCGGCTACCTGATTAACGTGACAGAGTGGTGGGAAACGGATGACGAGCCAGGCACGTTTCGCCTGGATATCGGCGTGCTGGAAACCGGCATTACCGAAGAAATGTATTTAGAAATGGAAAGGCTGATTGCCGACGCCAAACCCGCCAGCCGCCATCTGATCGGCCTGACCATCACCCAGGACATTAAAGGCGATGTTTACATTGGCGCAGCGCAATACCTTGGCGAACTGCTGACCGTTTACCCCGCATAAGAGGACGTTATGAGCACATTTAAATCCGTTGTCACCACGCTCGGGCAGTCGCGCATTGCGGCAGCCATTGCGGCGGGGACTGACATCAACATTACGCAGCTTGCCGTCGGTGACGGCAACGGCAAGGCGACCACGCCCGTCGCCACGCAGACCAAACTGGTTAAAGAGGTGTACCGCACGCCGCTCAATTCCTTAAAGCTGGATCCGACCCATGGCAACTGGGTGATTGCTGAGGCGGTGATTTCTGCCAGCGTCGGCGGTTTCTGGATGCGTGAAATGGGGCTGTTCAGCAGCGACGGCGCAATGATTGCCGTTTGCAATATGGCGGACACTTACAAGCCGACACTGGCGGAAGGTTCAGGCCGCACGCAGACTTTGCGTATGGTGATTGCCGTCAGTAATACCGAGGCTATCAGCCTGCTTATTGATGACTCGGTGATTATGGCGACTGAACAGTATGTGAATGATCTGCTGGCGGCGCATGAGAAATCCCGTAACCATCCCGACGGTACGCTGACGGCAAAAGGTTTTGTCCAGCTCAGTAGCTCGGTCAGCAGTACCAGCGAAGTTCTGGCTGCCACGCCGAAAGCGGTGAAGGCCGTCAACGACAACGCGAATACCCGCGTGCCGTCTTCCCGCAAGGTGAACAATAAACCGCTGACTGCCGATATTACCCTGTTACCGGAAGACGTTGGCGCATTCAGCAACACATTGCCCATTGTCGATAACACCAAAGTCACCAGGCTTTCAGATCCGTCACTGGTTGCAAAATCTGGCGCTGTCACGCTTGCCGGATATTTTGATGACCATCCTCTTGGTGCTAAGCCCAATCAGGCCGCGGATACGCTGGTGACGTTTCGCCGCGCGTATGATGCGGGCGCTGCGCTGACACAGTACCTTCACAGTACAAACGGCACGATTTACGTACGAACGGGCGCAGTAAGTGCCGCTGAAGAAAGCGGCTGGTTATGGAAGCAGAACGGTGCTACACCGCTGCCGCACGGATGGCGCAAAATTTACGACACTGCTAATCCGCCGACGGCTTCCGAGGTGGGGGCGCTTCCTGTAGTAACCGCAGGATTAGGTGCTGCAAACATCAATACGTTTAACCTGGCAAAGATTGGCCTGTACGTGCAAAACAGCACAGCTAATGCCACGGTTGCGAATGGCTACCCCGCAGGTGGGCAAGCTGCGGGCGTACTGGAGGTGATCCCCGCGTCCTGGACGGGCGGCGTGCTCCAGCGTTATACAATGCAAAATACCGGCGTAGTCTGGACGCGTGCGCTGAATGCTTCCTGGAATGGCACTGATGGACCATGGCGCGACTGGGTGCAGGCCAGCGCTGCCGGTTCTGTCGCAGCAAACACGGCGCTCGGTGCCACCGACCTGAACACGGTGGGTTTTGGCCTGTCTGCGGTTCAGGCTGTTGTTTATCACCAGTCAGCTAACGCCTCCGCGACACCTGACAGAAATTATCCGGAGGCCAAAGCGGGCACGTTGTTTGTCACCGGCAGCGCCTACGGCTGTCAGCAGATGTATATCACTTTTGATACCTGTAACGTCTGGATGCGCGGACTTTCTACCAACTGGAACGGTAAGGATGGACCATGGCG